GTCCCCCCGTCCTCACGGACGGCCCAGGAACCTAAAGCAGGTTATGCAATAGGGCCCTTGACGAGGTCTCCAACCTCGTCATGTCAACCCTGTTTCGTACCAGGCGAACCCAGTCGTGAACAGGAGGGATGTAATCCCAATTGGGAGTAACACATCCCCTCTTGCGGTACCGTGTATCGGATTGCCTAACCGATATACGCCCGTCACGTACATCGCCCCGTAAATATGCAGTCAATAACCCCAAAGGGTTATATATGCGCTTACGTTGCTTCCTGGGAACAGCTACATAGCCATCCCCAATGCGGAGTTGTTTTGAGTGAGGCACTAACCTGTCATAAAACAGGCTTTGTGTCTTCTCATCCCTCCGGACCCTCTCGGTAGAATTGCAGTTAAGTTCCTGCAAAACCGCCAAGGGAACCCGAAGCCCCGCATCCCGTCCCTCGCCAATAGGTACCCAAAGGGGATCTCTCCCCTCTAGGGCTCTCAGCTCGGTTAGGAGTAGCTCGCCTACGTTAGGTAATAATACCCCAACGCGGTAAGACCACTCCAGGAAGCCATTAAGGGCTTTGTACAGAGAAGTGCGTGTGTTCAAAGCGCTCTTGACATAGAACGCTCTGATGTCATGACCTTTGTAAAAGTCACAACCGCACGACTCTCGAAAGTGCCCCTCAATGAAGGACTTGTCGCTATTGACTTCGAACCCGAGTAATGATAAAAGTCTCAAAACTCGGGCGGCAACTTCAGTGTGACACACAATGTCATCACCGAAGACACCCCAATCCCCGGGTTTACCCCGAGGAACGGACTCGACGTCCCCATGCTCGGAAGAACCGAGCATAAGATAAGGTCTATTGGGTGTTACCCCATAAGACTTTATGGCAGCGACAACAACGCTCGAAAAGATCAGGGTTTCCAATGGGAATGTAAAACCATTTCCCATCGTACTAACCATGTTCAATTCGATGCTAGTTCCATCAGCGACAGTGGCGACCGGAGACCGAAGTCTACAGAGTAATCTGTAGAAATCGGGCGGAAGCGCCCATTCCAAGAGCCGAAGCCCAAGGGAATCTGACGCCGACTTGAGGTCAATGGTGGCAAGTCCGGGTCTCCAATCGTGGAGACCCGTCCTCGATCCATTATTCCCTTTCTCAGAGAGGAAGGTTAACGACCCCACTCTAGCAGCCTCTCGATTCCAGAACTGTTGAGTGCGCAAATCAAGACCGAAGAAGGTCCTGATCCGCTTCTCTAGGATGTTTCCTAGCCCTAATTGAGCATACATGCTCAAAGAAGGCTCAACAGCGATGGTCCGAGATTCACGTACGTCTTTCGGTACGAATTTAAGAGAACTTCCATGGACCCTGAGGGGATCCCCAAAGGACTTCGCGCGAGTTGACTCCGCGCGTAACCAAGTGGGTTCCTCATTAGTCCATTCCAGGTATTCCTGGAGCAGGGCCTCTGACGTATAGGTTAACGGGGAAGAGAACATCTTTGTATAGAAGTCCTCACCTCGAGCACCTACGGCAACTCCTGGGCCGGTTGAGCCATGATCAAAGAGATCATAGCCTCCCGAAACCAGGGGGAATCCTTGCGGATTCCAGAAGTTCCACAGGATCTCTTTAAAAGATCCCATAAGTTCCTCATCGCCAGACGTATTAGGCGAATACCGCCAGAGTCCAAGGCGTTTATTAACGCTCTCGAACTTGTCAAAAGCTACAGCGTCAAGCGTCGGGTTTGTATCGGTTGTACTTAAGTACTTCCAGTACATACCTTTAAGCTGGAATCGCACAGCAGCTTCAGTAACGGTAACGTCGGAGGAGTCGATACAGCACTCGCGTTCAATGAACGCGCGTGCTTTAGTACCGACGGGAAAACCGTCAGGGGTTACCAACGCGGCAAAACACCGCGCGAGTTGACCCATGTCAGTTAACCCATTGTCCTCGAGGTCATCAGCGAAAGCTGAGTAAAGAACGGTCGGGCTTATAGCCATGATCGTTATCCTCATCTAATGAAGTATTGAAGTTCCTTAAGGAACGTAAATACAAAGTCGGTGAACCCGTGTAGGTCGATACCTATCGCGAGACCGAGCGTCAAATAGACGCAAGGAAGGCCATTGCGGTTACAGAGTACCCGCAATGATCGAATCACCGATTTCATTAGATTGCTCCCACAGGACTCCCGCAAGAAGCGAGAGAGCGGCAAGGACGTTAGCCTTATCGGCGACGTCCGCGCCCGCCGGAACTGGTATTACCAGTTTGAGGACACAAGGTTGCGCCGGCTGACCTGCAAGGGGGACAACCCCCTTACGGACAGATAGCGTAAACTCGTTCCTCGGCGCTGAGGGAAGTCGCCCGTTCAGTCCCAGAGCTGGAAGCGTCCGATTGGTTTTCGGACGCGTAAACAGCAATGTAAACGGAACAGACGACGAGGACACGACCACCCCAGCCTGCGTACCGCCTAGTGCGGTTACTGCGTAGGCTTTACCATTCACGTCCGGGGCCGTATCGGCCGCAAGCGTGTATGTAGGCGACGTGAAGCCGGTGATAGGTGCGCCGGTAACCGGAGAAGCAGGAGCAAACATTTAGAATGTTCCTAAGTGCTGGTTAAAGAAAACCTAGCGAGCGTTGTAAAAAGGCTGCTCCGAGGTTTAGCCATTTAAGGCTTAACCCTGGAACCTTCCATTCCAATGAAGGAATGTAGTTGCCTGAATACGACGCACGGTGTATCACCGCATGTTCGCTAAGCAACTCGGACGGTGAGCTAAGGATATAGGCTTTAGTGGTGTAGTCAGGTACAGGTGTCAGGGCGTCGACGGTGAAGCCAGTCGTGGTAATCATACCACGCTTGACCCACCGAGAACTACCCTGCGCTGCCCACGCTACCTCACTGCCTCCTTGGCTCATGCCATATATTATATCACCAATGTTGGTGAAATAGTCTATGGCCCACGAATACGGAATTAACTCCCAGAGACCTGGCACGAAACTCTTTATGTCGAAACCTAAAGAGGTCGTATCAGGCCAATAAGGGAGCCTTGGCCGTACTCGGACTGACCCGTACATTCGTACGGTGGCACCCGTCTTCACACTATATGATTCAATCATATCTATATATGACGTACCATTATGTGTGACAGAGTGGGTCTCCGTTACAACCTCAGTACCAGATGCTTTCACGAATATTCGTGGCATCTGGTCAAAGGTATGTTCCAGAGCTGAGATGCCTCCCTGGATGTCGTACATTAACGGCGTCCAGTGAAACGTTTTCTCAAGCCACAGTCCCGCAGCAGCTTCCGAGAAAGACTTAGCAACTTTACGTCGCCTAGCCTTACTCAGAGATAGATAGGAAGCTCGATTCTTAACGAACCGAGTCCGCAGCTTCGTCGCTGCCCTACTATAGGTCTCTATGCCCTTAAACAGGGCTTCAGCTGGGTGGCGAATACCATGCAAGGTTTTCGCGATTTCCGCTAGAACGACCCCGCCTTGAAATTGGCGGTTAACGTTCGCTGCTTTATCGTTAAACCGAGCAAGCGCCCGATTGGCGGCTGTAGTAGTCGATAATGGCACTGTTTCAGAACCAGAGAAAGCGCCGATAGGAGTAAAATGACCGTCGCCAGTATATTGCCAAACGGTGGTCCAACGCGGGTCAGGGTTATAAATTAACTCATGACGCGCATAAAGACGACCGCGGCGATACGAGGCACGTTCAATTGTCCCATCCATGGTGGTCGTGGCATCTAAGCCTTGACTAATCCGCCATTTCCAATCAGGGATATTATCCCCAGTGGTAATGGTGGACACACATGTGGTGCTAGAGTTTGCCGAGTTAAGTTTCCCACTTACATAAGTGGAACTGCTCGGTGAAGTATCCAATCGACTATAGTCGATGTGATAATCACTATAGACAGCCTGGAGCTTAATCTTGGTTCTTGCCATAAGACTAAAACATCACGGTTAGCCCGTGCGGGTGTGTCCCAACGTCTCGTTGATGAGGGCAGAAGACACCGCTTCAAGTCTTTCCGGGTCATGGACCAGGACCGACCTGAACGCTGTCAAGCGAATGACGAGTATCACTACTCGTCTAAGAAAGTCCCGATTACTCTGGACATTCACGGCAGTCAGCTTGTTGAGGATCTCAGAGAGAACCACATCAGGCAAGATCGCCTTCGCTTCCATGAAATCAAATGAATCTTCCATGGGAAGCTCCGCTTGAATCATGGTATTACCTCCATTAACGTTACAGAGGGA